AAGCGATCGATCTTTCTACGTTGACAGAAGACGAGTTTAACGCTCTTCCTGCCGCTACCCTTAAGCGTTTGCGCGGAGATATTCTCTAATGGCCGGTCGCGATTCACGTTTAGCCCGAGCCGGTGTCTCTGGCTACAACAAACCTAAGCGTACACCAAGCCATCCGACCAAAAGCCACGTAGTTGTGGCCAAGTCGGGGGATCAGGTGAAAACTATCCGGTTTGGCCAACAGGGCGTCAGGGGCTCCCCCCGTAAAAAAGGGGAGTCCGACTCATACCGTAACCGCCGCGAGTCCTTCAAAGCCCGCCACGCTAATAATATTTCCAAGGGCAAGATGTCTGCGGCGTATTGGGCAAACAAGGTAAAGTGGTAATGGCTAAAACTAAGTCAAAGGTCAATGCCGCTGGTAATTACACCAAGCCGACTATGCGTAAACAGATTTTTGAGCGCATTAAAGCTGGTAGTAAAGGTGGTAAACCAGGCCAATGGAGCGCCCGCAAAGCACAGATGCTAGCGGTCGAGTACAAAAAGTCAGGCGGAGGCTATAGGTAATGGGGTTAGCCAAGTCACAGAAGTCCCTCAAGAAGTGGACTAAAGAGGACTGGGGCACTCGTTCTGGTAAGAACAGCACCCAGGGCTCGAAGGCGACTGGCGAACGGTACCTGCCGAAGAAAGCTCGGCAGGCGCTGTCCCCTCAGGAGTATGCTGCTACTACCCGTAACAAACGTCGTTCGCTTGCCAAGGGCGAGCAGTTCTCGAAGCAACCCAAGCGTATCGCCAAGAAGACCGCGCGGTACCGTTAACCACAGGAGATAAGCGTATGAAGATGAAGAAGAAAGGCGGAAAGGGCCCTATGCATCGGATGCCGGATGGCACCATGATGCCTGGAAAAAGCCATAAGGCTAAAAAGTCGGCTAAGAAGCCAACCAAGCCTAGATACCCTTATTGATAATATTCGCATTAACTAGTTGCAAATTTGTATTAATGTTGCTATTTTGCAACTGAACTCGTCTGCTGGAACGATATTCAGCCGTGTCGGACACGTAAAAAACGTCGGACCCGCCTGCGCAGGCGTAAAACCCGCCGAGGTCGCGCCTCGTTAACCCGCGCTAAGTCGTGACCCCACGATACGGGGTAACGGTTTAGCCGCACCAAAAGTCGGCTGTAGCCTAGTAATGCGTGTGCATTACTAGATTTGAAACGCAATTTAAAGGAGAAGCCAAATGGCTCTTACTAATTTTGCGGCGCTGACTAGTGATCAACTCACGGCATGGAGCCGTGATTTCTGGCGCGTCGCTCGCAATATGTCGTTTGTGAACCAGTTCGCTGGTTCAGGTTCGAACGCGATGATTACGCGTGTCACTGAGCTGACCAAGTCAGACAAGGGCACGAAGGCCGTCATCACTCTGCTTGCCGATATGACCGGCGACGGCGTGACTGGCGATAGCACCCTCGAAGGTAATGAAGAGGCGCTCCGCGCTTACGACATCACCATCGAGCTCGACCAGCTCCGCTTCGCGAACCGCATTGCCGGTCGCCTCGCGGATCAGAAGAGCGTGGTGAACTTCCGTGAGCAGAGCCGTGACGCCCTCGCGTATGCGCTGGCTGATCGTTGCGACCAGCTGGCGTTCTTGACGCTATCGGGTGTGGCCTACACGCACAAGACCAACGGCGCTCTGCGCACGGTCTTGGCGTCTGGTCAGAACCTGTCGAACCTCGAGTTCGCTTCTGACGTGACGGCTCCTACCGCAGCGCGGCATCGCCGTGTTTCCGGTGACACTATCGCTGCTGGTTCGACTACGTCTGTTACTGCGACGGACAAGTTGAAGTACCGTCATATCGTTGACATCAAGGCCTATGCCAAGGATCAATACATCCGTGGCGTTCGCTCTGCTGGCAACGATGAGGTCTTCCACATGTTCGTGACCCCGCAGCAGATGGCCTCCCTCAAGCTCGATTCGGACTTCCTTGCCAACGTGCGTAACGCTGGCATCCGTGGTCCGAGCAACCAGCTGTTTGCTGGTTCGAGCTCGCTGATGGTCGACGGCGTCATGGTCCACGAGTTCCGCCATGTGTTCAACACATCTGGCGCGACGACTGGTACCTCGGCGAACGCTGGCGCAGCTGGCTACAAGTGGGGTGCAAACGCAAACGTGACGGGCGCTCGTGCGCTCTTCTGCGGTGCGCAGGCTCTCGCTATGGCTGACATCGGTCTTCCGGATATCGTTGAAGATAACTTCGACTACCAGAACCAAGCTGGTATCTCGATTGGTAAGATCTTCGGTCTCCGTAAGCCGAAGTACAACAGCGACGTGACGGCAGACACGCAGGACTTCGGCGTGGTTGCTCTCGACACGGCGCAGTAAGCCGCTTAGGGGGCCCTCTCTTCGGAGGGGGCCCCCATCTCTCTACTCCAGGAGCAATCGTGAAGGTTGTCTCGGATAAAGAAATTCGCGTTGCCACACTCAGTGGCGCAGTGGTTTTGTTTTTCCCAGGGGAAGAGTGCGAAGTAGCCGACGAGATCGGCATTCTTGCGCTGCAAATGGGAGCCCGACAGGTAGGGTTTGAAGCGCCGAAAGCGCCTCCTCCTGCGGTCAAAGATTCCCCCCAGATCGAAGAATTCGAGGACGTAAAGAACCTCGATGACGTAGTCGCTGGTATTGAGAAGCTCTGTGAACAGGGCGACCCAGAAGACTTCAAAGCGGATGGAACTCCCAAAGCTTCGGCAGTAAACCGCGCTGTCGGGCGCAACGTTAGCATTGAAGATCGGGAAGCAGCTTGGGATATATTCATCAAATCGTGAGGTAGGTCATGGCCGTTACCGTACAAAGTGTTATCGACAGAATCCAAACAACCCTTCAAGACACAACCGGGGTTCGCTGGCCTGTAGTCGGAGAGCTTATACTCTGGATCAACGACGCTCAGCGTGAGATCGCGCTGCTCAAGCCTGACGCTTCGGCAAAGAATACGACGGTCACTTTGGTTGTTGGCACTAAGCAGGATATCCCTAGCGACGGCAACGGTTTGTTGCGGGTTACCCGTAACATGTCGGCCGCTTCTAGCGGACTCGGCCGTCGCGCAGTGCGCATCGTGCAACGGGAAATCCTCGACGCGCAAACTCCCGATTGGCATAACCCGTCTGTTACGGGCGACGCCGCTCATGGAACCGTAGTCAAACACTACGTCTACGACGAGCAGAACCCGCGCAACTTCTATGTTTATCCTGGGGTCTCGACCGCTGATTCCGCGTTCGTCGAGATTATATATTCGGCGAATCCTACCACCGTAGCGCAGAACGGCAACCTGGACATCCCAGACATCTATGCAAACGCGGTGATGAATTATGTGCTCTACATGGCATACATGAAGGACGCCGAGTACGCGGGCAACCAGCAGCGTGCGGCGTCGCACTATCAACTGTTCACGACTTCTATTACTGGTAAAGGTCAGGTGGACGCAATGGTGACCCCTAACTACGACGCTAGACAACGTCCGGTTGCTGTAGCAGCGGGGTAACAAGGTATGGCAACTCTGTACGAGTCGTTGCTGCCTGAGATCATCCCGATGGTGCCGGGCTGTCCGGACACGCTCATCGAAAACAACATTCGATCAGCGGTCATCGAGTTGTGCGAGAAAGCACCAGTCCTTCAGGCGGAGCTTGATCCAGTTACCACACGCGTCGGGACGTTTGAGTACGACCTCGAGCCGCCGACCGACACCGTGGCTCACAAGATCATGTGGGCCGTGTACAACGGCAACGATCTCGAGCCGATAAGCACGAACCTTTTGGAACAGCGCAAGCCTGGTTGGCGTGATGCCGCAAATCGCGGGAACCCTGAGTACTTCGTGAAGGTCAGTCAGTCATTGTTCTGGCTCGTACCCGTACCGAACGTTACGAAGGTATCGAGCACGGTTCTGCGAGTTCAGCTGAAGCCAACGCAAACGTCTTTGTCGGCCGACGATGAGCTGATGTCCGATTATCGCGACACTATCGTCAATGGAGCATTGTTTCGTTTGTTACGTTTACCGAGTAAAGAATGGACAGACCTGTCCGGTGCTTCGGTGTACGGATCGATCTTTAATGAAGGCATTGCTGCTGCCGATCGACGCGCGCGTCACGCCGACGTTGGCATCGCCAGGAAGGTAGCGTATGGAGGAGTCTACGCCCCATTTTCAAAGCGGAGAAACAGGTACAGCAACGGCTATTGAGCCGGTTGTCTCTGATATTCGCCGGGAGTGGGATTGGGTACGGCACGGGGTTGAGGAGATTATTCGCAACGCGAAAACACTCACTTACCGGCCGGAGGATGTCTACGCGGCTTGCGTGAACAAGCAAGCCGTTTTGTGGACGACGAGTGAAGGGTTCGTGATCTCCACTACGGAGATTGACCCCTTCACGGACCGGAAGACGATGTTTCTTTGGCTCGCGTGGGCTAAGAAACGAGGTGATAGTTTAGTGGCAAAGTACCAGTTGTTTTTTGAGAAGGCTGCCCGCGAAGCGGGGTATAGTTATTTGGAAACCCGGTCTCCCTTTCTTGGGTTGATGGGGTATCTAGAGAGTCACGGTTGGGCTATAGATACTGTAGTTTATACGAGGGAGCTATGAGTAGTAAGCCTAAGAAACAGGACTACCAAGCAAGCGAGTCTGAAAAGGCGTCGGCAGCCGTTGCTCAGGCGGAGTACGACTATTTTAAGCAGAAGTACGATCCGCTCCTGCAGGAAATGCGGGACAAGGTGAACAAAGAAGACCTTCGGTCTGGTCTGCGAGGCAGAGCTAACGCGGATGTTATGCAGTCTTTGTCTACGCCCTCGTATCAAGAAGTTTCTAGAAGTGATGCGTCTGGAGACTTGTCTGGAGCAATTAGTGGGCAGCTTACAAAGGCTGATGAAGCCGCAAACACAGTTAAGAACACTATGGGTTCCAGCGTGCTCGGCACAGCCCGTGGGCAGGCTGCAGATGCACAGACAGGCATGGCGCAGGCCAGTCGGCTTGCTACGTCTAACTTGTTGGAGCGAGCAAAAGCGAAACAGCAGGTCGCTGAGGCGAGAGCCGGTGCCGCTATGCAGATCGGATCTGCTGCGGTTTTGTCCGGACTTAGAAACTTATCGTCCGCCAAACCAGGCGATACGAGAAGCACGCTCAGCAAGATGATGACTCCGACCAATAACGACGGCACGTTAGCGAGCAGTATTGGCGATAGGTTTAGATTCTCTATGGGGTTTACGCCTTCTGCGTCTACTAATCAGAACTTCGTGTCAACGCGATATCCAACGCCGATAGAGAGACCCCCCGGCCCTTCTTATCAACCTTCGTTGGGGCAACAGACCTCTATATATAACCCACGTTTTAGACCTGGACGGTAAATATGGCACCTGATATCGGTAGAGCAGCCGTTATGCCAGAAGACTATCTGGCCAGAAATATGGCCTTCTATGGCAACGGGAGTCCTGTTATGGGGGGCAGTCCTGCTTCTCCTTCCCAGCTCAAGATGCAGGAGCTCCATGGAGCGACCGCTTATTCTGGGGCGTCTTCTGGCCTATCGACTGTGACTGATCCAGAAAAGGCGTATGCCAATCTGACGAGGCAGGAGTATCTTGATTACATAAAGAATTACCGCAGCTTTGAAGAAGGGCTGATAAATAAAGCTCGCACTGATAAGTCTTTGATAGACGAAGCGCGTAAAGATGTAGGTCTTGCTTCTACTCTCTCAACTGGCGTTGCTGAGCGAAATGCACAACGTTATGGCGTGAATCTAACGCCAGAGATGCGACAGCAGCAGGAGCTTCGGCTTCAACGCGCGAATACTCTCGGCGGTATCCAAGCAGTTAGCGACGCTAGAATTGCGCAGCGCGAAGCTAATACTCAGCTGATGGCAGACCTAATTAACATCGGACAGGGTGTAAATCGCTCGTCTCAGCAGCAACTTGGATCCGCAGCGCAAGACGCAAGTGCAAGACAAAACGCGTATAGACAGGCAAAAGCTTCTTCAAAGGCTCAGACATATCAAGCCGTTGGTAGTTTGGCTTCTACAGCGATATTGGCGTTTGCTCTTTTCTAAAGGTGAACTGAAATGGCAACTGGTATTCTTGGCGGGTTAGACGCCACTCTTCAGGGCTTTATGCAGATGTCTGCGCAAGCAGAGCGTAATCGCTTGGCTAATGCAGAACTTGAGCTCGCGCGTCAACGGGATAACCGTGAACAAGAACAACTTAAGTTAAACCAAGAAACACTCAGGCTCAACCAAAATGCAGATGCTCGCGCTCAAGGAGAATCTAATGATCGGCAACGCGCACTTGCTAAAAATGAACTTTCCACAGACGCAGACCGTGCATATGGGCGTGCTCAGACGCTTGGTGTTATTAAACAGGACGGCAATATAGACCGTGACACCTTACGAAGAGGCGTTAAGGCTGGAGACGAACAGTACACTCGTTTTCTTGCTGACATCATGAACGTCAATAAGCGCGAAGAAGCTATCGGCCGTAATAACTATGGCCCTACAGATTTTGCTTTCACTGGGGTCGACAAAGAAGCCCTTAAGCTGGGTAAAGTAGTAATAACTGGTTCGTATAGAGATGGTCGCCCTGGCGTTTTGACAGCGCAGGGCGGGTCTGGTCCGAACGAAAACATTGTTGCTAGCACGATCGACGAAGCCGTTGATCTTGCTATTACTGCTTTGCAGACGCGTGTTATTCCCAACTCGAACTTTGGTGCTACTAGCGCCGAAAGTCGATTTCGAACTGCACTGGGAGTAGGCAACACTATAGCCGCCGCTAATAAGAATGCGCCTCCGTTCTACGCTCAGTCCTATAACGCTGGAGGAGCACGCACTGTTTTAAATGCTATTGATGCTAGCGGTCTTCCTGTAGAAGCTAGTCGTACGTTTATTTCTCAGCTGTCGGCGATTAAAGATCCGCGTCAGAAGCAAGAATTTATTTGGCAGGTAGCCAAAGATCTTGGCGTCGAAGCCGAAGTAAATATGCGTGGAGGAGCTTCGTCTACTACCATCGGTGTTGATAAAAGAACTACTGAGTTTGATTTAAAAGGCATAAAGATTGTTTCACAACCTAGCTTAAAGATAAAAGGTTTTGATACCGGTATTGCTAGAAAACGTAAGCTAGCCGACAAGCTTCCTATAAACGACCCACGTCGGGAAGCACTTGAAAACGAAATTTCTGATCTTGCTGACCAGAAGGCAAATTTTATTCGTAGCGAGAACCAGGCTACGTGGGATTCTTACACGGCAGACTCCAAGAAGGCCGAAGAAGCTCTTGCCAAACCCAACGTGACTGCTGAGTCGCGCTCGTATTGGAACGCTCGTAAGCAGGACGTTGATAAGAAGAAGCAGGCATTTATTAAGGCTGGCGGATATACGCCGATTCAGCGTACAACTGATTATCAGGTCCTTGAACAAAATGTTATCTCTCGTATTAGAGAGCTATCACCCTCTGACGTAGCAGGAGCTATACAGAGTGGGGCTTTGAAGTTTTCTGAGCCGGAAGTCCGTGCTTTGCGAGCCCGTCTCACAGAGGCCGGAGTATCCGGCACAACCGGTAACGCAATCCGTACTGCTTCTAAGGCCCTACCTCGCGAAGAGATCATTGCAACACTTGCAATAGCCTATGCTCAGTCGAATGACCCTGGGCAACAGCAGCAGCTGATGACGATGATTGCTAACACCGGCGAGACCGGAAGCCCGTTCTTGAGCGCAGTCAAACGGCGTGATCAGGAGCTTAATGAGTGGGAATTGGCATTACGAGAACGTGAGCTGCAAGCTAGCAGAGAAGCCACCGCAGCTAAAAGAGCAGGGGATGTCAATGCAGTTAAGTTGGCTAATATCCAAGCTTTAGACGAAGCTCTTAGCGCTGGGGCCGCCATGCTTAACCCAACTGTGAAGGGGCGTATTACTAAGGGCAATATAGAAGATGCTTCTAACTGGGCTCGTGTATCACTGCCTAGAAACCAGGCGTTCATCCGTCAGATGGCTCGACTTGATCCGGTTGCGGCGAGTGAATACTACGACGTTCACCTCGGTCAATCGTCTCAGGCAGCGGCCATTATATTTGATGAACTACCTAGCGGCTTTATTAATGATACGCTCTACAGCTGGTTTGGTAACAAACCGACCGTGGACACTATGGCTAAGAGGCTTCAGAACGTACGCGCCGTAACTGATGCAGATGAAACCGTCAGGTCGTTTTATCTTGTAAACCGTGGAACTGGTAGGCAACAGGGCAAAGAGATAACTGCTGCCCAGATGCAGAATTTCGATGGGGGCCCTGAGCTGTTTCAGATTTTTGCGCGCGCAGCCCTCATAAACGAGGAGATAGCCTCTGCTCGAGCAGCTCAAAACGCTAGACAATAACTAGCATGGCTACTGAGCAGTACGATCCGTTTGTAGAGTTCCTTCGCGCTGGAAACGAAACTAGCCCTGAAGAGGACTTGCAGTTCCAACAGTTCCTTGGCAACGCCCCTACTCCGCAGTTTAGGGGCCGAGCGGCGTCTACGCTTGGCGAAGAGTTTAGCGGGGCTGTTGAGTCCGGCATTCAAGGACTAGCAGCTGACCTCGAATACTTTAAAGCGCTAGGTAACACCGTAATCGGTGACACTAAAGCGGCCGAAATTAATATTCGAGAAGCCAGGCTTCGCGAGGAGTTTGCTGCTGCTCCGCTCGATGGGCTTGAGACATTTGAGCAGTTCTTAGATCAGCCTACGTTTAGCGGCTTTATTAGCCAAGCTACACGCGGTTTTGGTCAAATTGTACCGTCCGCTGCTCTGTCTATTGCTAGCGCTGGTACTGGTGCACTGGCCGCTGTTGTTGGTCGTGGTGTACTGAACCAGGTAAATCGCCAGGTAGCCAAGCGGATCATTAAGGATTCGGTCGAGCGCTCCGCAAAAGGAGTGGCTGACCCCGTCGAGCAGCAGATTGCCGAAATTGCATATGGATCGCTCCGTCAGGCTGCGAAGCGCGGCGGAGTTGCTGGTGCATTTGGTGCTGAGTTCGCGCCTATGTCAGGTAGCAACTTGTCTGAGGCGCTAGATTCTGGGCAACCACTAGACGAAGCTAGTGCTCTTCGCGCTGCTGCAGTGGGTGTGCCGCAGGCTGTTATCGGCGTAGGCAGCGAAGTCGCGCTGTTGAAACTTCTCGGCAGACAGGCCACAAAGCGGACGGCTGTCGAAGGAAGCTTGTTTGCGAACTTCGCTAAACGCTTTGGTGCTGGCGGGCTGAAAGGCGGCGCTATTGAATCAACGACTGAACTAGCTCAGGAAGGTATCGCGGTTGCTAACCGCGCTGATCTTGACCCGCTGTTCACAGCTCAAGATGCACAACTCCGTCTTGCTGAAGCAGCATTCGTTGGATTCTTTGGCGGTGCTGCTCCTGGCGCTGGTGGTGGAGCTATCGGTGGAGCTTTGGACGCTGTTCAGAGTCCACGACTCAAAAACACTGTGTCTAATGTTATCGACCGTGCCAAAGGTTTGGTTGAAGACGCTAAGTCGCAGTTCATAAACAATAAAATTAACTCCGAACAGTTTGGCGAACCTTCCCCTGGAACTACAGCCGCCGAGTCTCAGCGCGATATCAACGCGCAACTTCGCGCGATGTTTGACGACGAGACCGGCAAAAACGCGGTTTGGATTGCGGGCGATAAGCCAGAATATGGCGCGGTACCCGGTCGTATCATGCAGACGAACTCGCTCGGAGGTAAAACTGCATACATCGCTTTTGTTCCCGGCCGAGGTACGATCGTTTCTACTTATGCGGACCTTGTTGATGAAGTCGTTAAAGCCGGAGCGACGGACGAAGCTCTTGCAGTAGCTCTCGGTTACAGCGCTACGAAAGATTATTCTGCGCCAGGTGATCAGGTTGTTCAGGTAATAGATAGCGATGGCAACGTCGTCTCGGAAGAGGTGACGAATGAGCAGACTCTTGGCGCGGCAACGGCTAAAGCGCAGCAGACGTTTCGGTCAGATAAATACAGAGTCAACGTAACCACTGTAGAAAAAGCGCTCGAGGAACGACGGAAGCGGTTCATGGCTGAGCAGAAGCCTGAGATACGGGATATGGAGCTCTTTGATCAGGATGGAACTGAAGACCAGACTGATATAGATCTTTTTGATCAAAGATCTCAAACGATCGAGGGGCAACGTAACGAGATCGGCGTTTATAACAAAAAAGATCCGGCAGTTACGTTTGATAATACGGCCGCGGCCAGAGCAAACTATGAGCGCGTGTTTGGCTACACGGACTGGACTTCTCCTAGATTTGCGAGCATGAACGAGCAGTTGTTGAATACTGCAGCTAACCGGCAGAGTAATAATCCCAACGTCGCGGTCATGATTGAGGACACACCAGACGGTAGATTTCGTTTGGTTGAGGAAGAATACGGTCAGGAAGACAAGTTTAAGTTTGAAAAGATAGTTAAGGATAAAAAAACTGGGCGGAAGTCTACTCAGACTTTGCTTCTCAACTTGAGCGATTATCTAGCTGAATCTGTTCGAAGGGCCTATCGAGTTGCTGGAGACTTAGTGTTTGGCTCGAAAATTGAAGGCGATAACCGCTTAGCTCGTCTCTCTTCAGAGCTTCCAAAACTTCGGCGCGATTCGCAGAGAGTGACCGTAGTATTTCCGAACGGTAAGTCAGTAAACGTAGCCTTGTGGGACCTAGTTAACTCTGGGCGAGGGCTTTTGTTTGGTCGCGGCCAAAGCATGCTCGGCTTCACAGATGCTAGTGGCAGAACTGTTTCGGACTCTAAAGCAGCGGCTACAGAAGGTTTTTCCACTCTACTTGCTGACATGCTTATCCAAGGATACGACGTTCAGGTGGATGGTAAATCCATTAGTAACGCTATACCGGATTCAGCTCTGGACGTGACAGCTTGGCTAGACGGAAAGCGCCTGGTAAGTCTCGGAGAGTTACTCCAGCGAGCTGAGAGACTTTCGTCCGGCAAGCGGTTGCTCTTGTTTAGATCTGAAGAAGAAGCCGGATTGTATGCAGGTCGGTTACCTCTCGGCCCCGGTGAAAAGAGACCAACTCCATTTAATGTACTCAGAGAGCTTACACCCTCGCAACTTGCCACGCAGCAACGCAGTTATGAGGGGCGTGGTTTTGCCACCCTTGTAGAGAACGAAGAGGACTTTGATCCTGACAACGCTGCACCTGCATCTACTAGACAGGATGATGATGTACCCGACACTTCTGACGCGCGTACGGCACCATCTACTATTCGACCAGTTGAAGAACCGCCGCTTTCTGCTAGAGAACAGGCGAAAGTCTCTACTGCTGTTACGAACATGGTTCGAGAGATCATAGATGATCTTTTAAAGACGCTGAATCTAAAGGACCCTCCGCGCATATACACGTTTGATCAACTCAGCTCTATGTCTCAAGAACAGCTTGAAGCGGAGTTTCCGAAAGGACTAGCGTTAATTCGTCTTAGCCTAAATCAGATGAGAGATAGGCCTTCTAAACTTGGACGGCATATTTCTGGTGAGCTTGGGAAGGTCATCATTTACCGTGAATCCGGGAACACTCTGCAGGACGCGCTGGTTGTTGCGCACGAAATTGGTCATAGCCTCTACAAAGAGGAGCGTGACAAAGCGCTAACAAACAAGGCCCTTCGCGATCGTTTGATTAAGGCCTTTAAGAACTCATCCTCGTTCAAGGGACTTAGCGAAAAGTATGGCTTTGAGAGAGGGTTTGAGGAGTGGTTCTCAGACCAAGTGGCTCTATGGGCAAACAAACGATATCGAAGACAGGTCAAGAGCCAACCTAAGACTCTTGTTGAGAGATTCTTTAAGGAGTTCGTCTCTCGTCTTGAACAACTCTGGAGAACGACTAGCGCGAGTCTGCGCCAACGACTCGGCGGTAAGTTAGGCGCGGTTGATCAAAGCTTTCAGGAGTTTATGGACGCAGTGCTCGAGTCTCGCCGCACTCAGGTGGCAGAGAACGGGTTGAGCTTCCCAGAAAGATTATTCGCTTATCAGCTAGATGACATGACGACGAACGCGGGCACCTCGAGCTTTGTTCAACGGTTAGCTAGCGGTGCGCAGCGTGCCGTCCGTAACCCAAAGCTCAGCCCATTACTTAGCATTATACGTACTGCAGACGGAATTATCCGAACTTTTGGCAACGATGTTATTGCTGACATGTTCTACGTTCGACCTGGAACGGGATCTAGGTTGGGGTTTGTCCAGGCCAGGACGATTGCTTGGAATAAACTGGAAACTAAGTTTAAAGAAGATGTTATGTCCGTGCAGGACGCCCGTAGTAATGAAGATGTATGGGCGGAAGCGGCTAGTGATGCGCCGACGTCTACACTGAGTGGTAGATCCTTAGCCATTCGAAAGTTCCTAGAGGACATGCATCGGGACTACATCACTCCGTCGAAGACGAAAATAGGGTTTATAGCAAACTACTACCCTCGCGCACTTAATCTTCAGGAGATTGCTAACCGACCACAGGAATTTATCAACTTGTTGGTTAGTAGCGGCGTATCTCGTTCCAAAGCAGAACGTTCTGTTAGTAGCCTCACGAATATCCAAACGGCCATTCAAAATGACATAGAGCCGCAGGCAGATATTCTTGAGCCTTCTAAACGTGCCGTCGAAGCTCTCGAGCTGACAAAGAATCTTACCCGTGATCAGCTAGGAGATTTCCTATCTCCGCCAGAGCAGTCTTTCTGGGAGTACGTGCGCCACACCGTAAAACGCGTTGAGTTTGATCGGGCAACGCTCGATGACGAAGGCAACAGCAAGCTTGAGGCGCAACTTAACACCTTGAATCCAGAGGACAAGGCGCGGGTGACTGAGCTCGTCGAAATGTACCTCGGGTACCGGCCGCCGCTTTCTCCTCATATGAGGACGCTTAACAGCTGGGGGCAACTCATTCAGACCGTTCTTATTTTGCCGTTTGCTCTTATTGGTTCTTTGACGGACCTTGCCGGGCCGTTGATTAACTCTCGTGAGTTTGCAGCTTTCGGTATGGCTTTAAAAGAGCTTGTTTCGACATTTAACAATCGCCAAGAAGCATTAAATTTTGCCAAGGAGCTTGGTGTAATTACATCTGAAAGCGCCGCTAACGCCTATGTGTCTTCGTCCGAAATGGACTTTATGACTCCGCAGGTGCGTGGGTACATGGATAAGTTCTTTGAAGCCATCGGTCTTACCTGGTTCACGAACTTCACTCGTGCTTTTGCAGCTAACATGGGTGTTCAATTTCTTATCACGCATGCGCAGAACACGACTAACAACCCTCGGTCAGAGCGGTACCTAGCGGAGTTTGGGGTGACGCGCGACGAGGTTATGACCTGGGTTAATAGTGGGAGACCACTCACAACACCCGAGGGTATAAAGGTCGCACAGGCCGTCACACGGTTTGTTGAGTCTTCTACTCTTCGTCCTAATGCAGCTGAGCGTCCGCCGTGGGGTTCAGACCCTCGATGGGCGCTAGTGTGGCAGTTAAAGGGTTACTTCTACTCAGTCGGCAAGGTAATTATTGGCGGTATACGCAGAGAGGCGATTGCTCGTGGGCTTTTAGACCCCGCTAATTCAACGGCGGACAGAAACGCGCAAATGCTATTGATGCTTGCGCTACCACTTGCTGCCACGTTGCCGCTGGCAATGCTCGGTATGGAACTGCGTGAGTACGCAAAGTACGGCTTGGCCTGGTTGCTACCAGGTGTTGACGCAAATCAAAGGTTCTTTAGAACAGACCGCATGGACTGGCCAGAGTATCTTGGTGAAGCGTTTAGTCGCACCGGGTTAACTGGTCCATTGGCTATTGTGTCAAGCATGAACCAAAGCGCTGAATGGGGGCGAAACCCCGTCGCCACAGCGCTTGGACCTACAGCTGAAATGGTCGACAAGATGTTTGGGCAAGGGTTCACCGTAGATAGGACCATCAAAAACGTCGCGCCGTTGTACAACATTGTTATGTAGTGAGGGCCTCAAAATGATGACCATGGTTAGTACATTTCTTTCGTTCTTAGCAGGGGGACTGCCAAAAATACTGACCCTCTTTCAAGACCGACAAGATAAGAAGCATGAACTCGCGCTAGTCATGGCGCAAAAGGAGCGGGAGCTCGCCCTGGCTGAGCGCGGTTTCATCGCGCAAGCCAAGGTCGAGGAGATAAAGCTCGAGCAGATCCAGACCGAGACCTCTGCTGAGGAGCGGGTCGCTCTGTATCAGCACGACACGGAGATTGGCAAAGGCGCATCCCAATGGATGATTAACCTACGCGCCTCGGTGCGCCCTGTCGTCACCTACATCTTTGTGCTGGAGCTAGTCGCGCTGAATGTTGCAGGTGTTTGGTATGCGTACACGACTGGAATCCCGTTCGCCACGGCAATGGAGAACGTGTTCTCTGATGATGAGATGTTAATTCTGTCCTCGATTATCGCTTTCTGGTTCGGGACGCAGGCGTTTAATAAAAAGTGAAAGTTTCCCCCGCTGTTATCAGAACGATCAAGCATCACGAAGGGGTGAGGACTAAGCCTTACCGCTGTCCGGCGTTGCTTTGGACGGTGGGCGTAGGCCATGTAATTGACCCAACCCATACGAGGATAAAGTATGAGGAACGGCGTAATATACCGATACCCCCTGGCTGGGATCGCGTCCTTACGATGGGAGAGGTGGACGCTATCCTTGCTCAAGACCTTACGCGGTTTGAGCGAGGCGTGGCCAGACTTTGCCCTGCTTCTATTGGTCGCCAAGGCATCTTCGACGCTCTGGTTTCCTTCAGTTTCAACGTGGGGCTCGGCAATCTGCAGCGCAGTGGGTTGCGTATGAAGACCAACCGGGGCGACTTTGAAGGGGCGGCAGAAGAATTTTTGAAATGGACCAAGGCCGGTGGTCGGGTCCTGCCGGGGTTAGTCAAGCGCCGCCAGGACGAAAGAGCCCTGTACTTATCGGGGGCGGCATGAGCAATTCCGTGCACCTAGACATTAGTCCTGCTAATATCAAGCGGGGCACCTCAACCTATACAACCAGAGGTTAGGATGGCTGAGAAGATAAAACTAGTTCAGGGCGATACCCGCCCGCAGGTGAGGGTCACGCTGACCGATGAAAACACGGGTGAGATTATTGACCTCACAGGTGCCACGGTCACGCTGCACTTTCGAGCGGTAGGTGGCACAACGCCGTTGTTCTCCAGACAAGGTATTGTGAATCCTGAAGAAGCTACGCTTGGCAAGGCAGTTATTGTTTGGCAGTC